GGCGCTTCACACGGAGCGCCTTATGGAACAATCGGTTCCACACTAAAAAATGAAAGAGAGAACAAAATGGAAACATTTGGAAAAACAATAACACACGAATCAGTCAGCTTCAGAAATACAAAAGACCGTTGGTCTTGTTTCGGCAACTGGTTCAACACCAAAGACCAAGAAATTGGAAACTACTACAATGAGGACGGCGTACTTACTTTAGAGAACGTTGCTAACTTCCTTATTGAACACAAAGATATGACTTGCAACGCGGGTTGCAAAGTTCCAATGCTTGCTCAGGGCGAAACTACTTATGAAGTAGAAGTCGCTAGATTCTGGGACGGCGACGGCGGAACAGACGACGTCGAAGTCTTAGGACAAGTTACTATCAAAAGAACAGGAAATATTTGCCTAGCTAAGTTTGACACAAGCCGAGCTGGACAACGCTAGTAGCGTACTGCACTTGCCGAGCGCGAGTGCAGAACGGTGCATAGCACCATAAGTAAAAACTAAAAAAGAAAGAGGAAAACAAAATGGCACATTTAATGGCTATTAGACCACTAACAAAAAAAGCAATGGACACAATTGGCGAAAACGGATTTTGCCTAAGTGATGATACAAATGATTATGCACTTGGAATAATGAAGTTAAAGAAATTGGGACTACACGGCAACGGCAACGTTGTTGGAATTGGTTGTACCGACGGCAAAAGTTGCGGTTGGACTAACGAAGATTTCATTGCTTACGAACAAAGACTAATTGATGAGGGTCTGGACACAGACGGACACTCTCAAAGAACCATTGAGAAATTACGTAAAGCAATGGCTAGCTAAGAAGCTTGGGCGCTTTCTAACGAGAGCGCCTTATGGTTTTTAGAAACCAAAAGTACAAACTATAAAAGAAAGAGGTACCCAAATGGGAACTGAATACAAAGACATAACAAGCAAAAGAAATAACGATACAGTTAAAACTATACAGGTCAAGCAATTTGCTGGCGGTAAAGATTTTGACGGTGTTGGAATACAATTGACAACAAACGCTGAAGAGAACTGGAAGAACAAAGAGCGACCTTGGGAAGCACAATACATACAGTTCAGCCGTCAAGACATACCAGCAATAGTTAAAGCTTTGCAAAGTTATTATGACAACGAATATCCAACATTGTTGCAAGACAATTATGAGAAATCACATTTCAACGGAACTTGCGAGTGCAACTGTTCAGAGCGAGATGAGATAGAAAGTTAGAAATAGTATGAACAACAAATACGTAGCAATCGAAGATACGGACGAGTTGATTATAGGCAAATGTTACATTGGACACAGTTCAAGCATTAGCCATATCACATTAACACACGTTGTTGGAAGCAACATTTATCAGTTAAGTAAGCCGATAAGAGTAAGCAACCAGCAAGTAAAGTTGAGGCAAGAAAATGTTGCAATCGGACTTAACGATAAAGCAACACCTTACCCAAGACAACGCGACCATATCAACAGATTCTAGGAAGCTAGGGCGCTTATTAGCGTAAGCGCCTTATGGTTCTTAGAACCAACAGTATAAATAAACTAAAAGAAAGATGAGGTACCACAAATGGTAGCAAATATAGAAACAATGTTCTCAGCTAAGGAAACCCCTTGGCACAAATTGGGAACGATTACAGACGGCGTCTTAACAAGCGCCGACGCAATAGTAAAAGCTGGACTTGATTGGGAAGTCAGATTGAAAGACTTGTATTACACAAGTGATACAACTTTTGGCGCTGAACATAAAGCGCCCAGCCACTATGCAACAGTACGAAGTAGCGATGAAAATTGCTTGGGTGTTGTCGGAAACCGATATACACCAGTACAAAATAGTGAAGCGTTTAACTTTATGGACGCTTTAGTAGATAGCGGGGAAGCTAAATACGAAACCGCTGGAAGCATAGCTAACGGTAAGATTGTTTGGATTCTTATGAAACTAGATTCTTTAGAGAACAATTCATTTGAACCAGACGTATTTGAACCGTACGTTTTGCTTTCAAATTCCCACGACGGAAGTAGCGCGCTTAAAGTTACGATGACACCAGTAAGAGTAGTGTGTCAGAACACTTTGCGTATGGCTCTTAAAGGAGCTTCGCAACAATTTAGTATGCGACATACTTCTGGAATTGCAGGCAAAGTTCAGCAAGCTAGGGAAACCTTAAACTTCGTAGGCAAGTACTACGAATCATTTCAAAATGAAGTTAATGCTCTTATTGACAAAGAAGTTAATGACAAGCAATTTAACGAAATTGTTGAGATATTATTTCCAAGACCAAGCGACGAGGATATGGAAAAACCAAGAACCGCAAACAATTACGAAAACATTGTTGGCGACTTGAGAACAAATTGGAATAACGAATTGCATAAAGGAAGTGCTTGGGGCGTTGTCAATGCTTTCAACTCATACGAGCTTTGGAATCAAAAGACAAGAACCGACAAATTAGAAAGACAAGCGAAGAACTTTATCAACGACGACCAATACTATACAAGACGCGCACACCAGATTGTGCATAGTTTGTAGAGAGCTAGGGCGCTTATTAACGTAAGCGCCTTATGGTCTTTACGACCAGAAAGATGAGGTAAATAATTTATGATTGAATTAAATTATTGCGTTTATAAAAACTCAAAAGCTAGGCAAGAACAACACCCTTATAGCGCTATCCAATCGGATATTCACTACATAGGTTCAGTTGAGCTTGAACAGACTTTGAGTAATCCCGCTGAAGTAATCCAGAACTGGATTAATAGGGAAGTAAAAATATATAACAACAAAAGAACCGAAGCAGAAAAAAAACAATTTGAATATGTTATTGCTGAAGTTACTGAAGTTGAATTAATTAAAACTGATTCAGACCTAGTTGATATGGGTATTGAATTGGAATTAGGCGAGGAGGAATAATGGGATTAGATAATATTGTATTCCAATATTCAAATGAGCAAGACGATGACGGCAACAAGATTTATTTACCAATGGTAGATAAAAAGCTTGCACGTCTTTGTAGGCAACTTACAGGCGGGATAGCAACAGAAGATTCTAATTCTTTTAGAGGCAAAGTGTATGCAAAGCTTTTGAAAGAAAAATGTTTTGTTGATTTATACAAGAGCGACGAGTGGAAAGACCACGACTACGCTAAAGTAGTAGCCCAAATGTATATTAACGACTATGCCGAGAACGATTACATAAATGAGTTCGGGCATACAATTACAGTTCGGAACCAGATTAACTTGCGAAAGTTTTTCAGTTATATGCTGGAGCTACGCAACAAGTATGGGGAAGAAGTTCAGTTAGGAGCGTGGTACTAATGGCTGGTGGAATACCAAACAGAAGTATATCAAAAGTCCAACAGGGCAAGTACAATAATAAAGTGCAATTCTCTAGTACGGGCATATCAGCTCGCAACAAAAGACGACTTGCAAAAAAACTAAAGAGAAAGAGGGGAAAGTAGTATGGCTAAATACGAAGACTACCCAACTGTTGTAGATTACGACACGGAGCCAGAAGCGTCAGACTTAATTAACGACGTTTTCAAAAGTATCCAAGAAGAAATCCTACAACCAGTAGCAGAAGCAATTAGGAGCAACAACGAACTAACACATAGTTCGCCAACTCTTACACAAGTGTTCGGATTAACACACGCAAACGTGGTTAAGGCTTTGAACATTGTAGATGCTTACAAGCAAAACATTAAGGAAGCTCAAGAGCTTGATAAGAAAGAACAACTTCTTAGAGATAGCTTCGACGAGCCACCTTTCTAATGGATATATTAATATTGTTTTGGTTTGCAGAGTTAATGTTATGGATAGGAATTATTCTTATGCCTTTTGCATTATTAGAACTTTATATTCTCAACAAAGAGAAAGTAAGTAAAACCGAAATAGAAATATGGACAGAGCAGTATCAAGCGGACGTTCCAACCGTTTGGACAAAAACCCAATAGGGCAATCGCTAGACCGAGTGTCTAGCGAGGAAGTTATTAGGGACTTCACGAAATCTCCCTGTTACGTACGACCTTAGTAGCTTCCTCGTTAGGCACACGCTTAACACTAAGAGAAAGAGCAAAAATGAAAACTAGAAATATTGTTGGTTCATTTCGAGGCGAAGTGATACCAGCTTATATTAAAAACAAAAGCCAGCTTGTTGCTTACGTGCTAGTTAGATACAGGAAAGAAGAGCCAATATCAAATGGCGAATTTGTATTTGACTTACGTTGCACAAGATTCGGCGCAATAATACATAACCTACGTCATAATGACGGTTGGGTTATCCAAACAGTACAAAGTAAAGAACAGGGTAAATTTGTTTTTTACTTAGTATCAAAACCAGACGACGTCGAGGGTAATACAAACCTTAGACTTGTCTAGAAAGCAGGAGCAAATGATAAAGAACGATAACATCATAGTCGCTCAATGTTGCTTTAAGGGTGCTATTGACTTAGCCGTAGCCAATAAGATTACGGTTGAAGAAGTCTTTACACTAACGCAACGTTGGACAGACGATATTATCAAATCTTACGGCAACGATAGTAAGACTACGGTCGTTAAAAGCGACGGTAAGCCTAGCTTCCAGCCAAAAGATAACTACAAGAAAACTACTAATGGAAAGAGTCCAACAGTTAAAAACCCTGACGCACCAGTCAGCGAGAAGCAACTATGGTTACTAAATAAGTTAGTAGGCGAATTACCAGCAGACCAGCAGAACGGATTTACTGGATTAATTAAAGACAATATGAAAATGGGACTGGCGTCATCTTTGATTGAAGAAATGAAAACAATCATTGACGGACAAAAGCCAGAAGCAAAACCAATGGAGCAAGTCAAGAAAGATTCTGACGGCGCTCCAACAGAAGCACCATTTTAATATGGAGGACGGCAATAAGATACAAAGCGATTTATATTTCGCCATTGTTCCAGAGTGGATAATTGACGCGCCAATATCCGCTCAAGCCGTCCGCCTTTACGCAACGTTGCACCGATACGCAGACAAAAGCGACAAGACTTGTTACCCAGCTATCAACACGGTAGCAAAGCGTATGCAAGTAAGTGCTTCAACAGTGAAAAGAGCTTTAGAAGAATTAAAAGAAATTAAAGCGCTAACGGTTGAAGCTCGGTACAACAAAGCTACGGGCGAGCAGACCAGCAACTTATATACGTTAATGACTGTACCAGCTTTCACATACGAACCACCCCAGACCAAATATGAACTGGAGGGAAGTTCGTCAGAGAGCTACAAACTAAAGTCATATAACCATAGTAAGTTTGCCGAACAATATTCGGCACTTGTAGAAGCTTTTTACAAGCCAGCTACAAAAACCGAGATTGGCGGATTCAATAAATGCGCAAAGCAATTACACGAAGCGGGAGCGACTTATGATGACATACTTGAGAGAGTTTTGATTTATAAATCCAAGTGGTCTAATATGACTATTACGCCTTATGCAATTGTTAAGCATTGGTCGGCGTTAGGAATTTTACAAGAGGAGCAAGTACCAAAAGAATTGCCAATGTGCGATTCAGAAAAACATTTACAAATAATTAAATTCGATGACGGATTCAGTTATTGTGCAAGATGTAGTACAGAATACCCAGAGAAAAATCCTTATGTACCAAGCTAAATAGAATTGGGGACAACGAGAAATAGAGCCGTAAGAGAACTACGGACGTGGTGCCTTTCCGAAGTATTAACTTCTAGAAGCTTCGCCATAGTTGAACATCTCAATCCCCAAATTCATATCCAAAGTTTTTCAAAACTTCAACACAAACATTTTCAATTTCGTCCAACTCAAAACTAACAATGCCCTTAGTAGAACCGTCAGGCATAGACACTTGTATAAATGGTTTAGACATATTACCAAAAGCCCTATGAGAAATATCAGATTGCGTTTTACTTTTGTAAAAGATTTTAGAAAGTGGTTCAACTTGTTTGCCAGCTTTTACTTCAACCCTAAGACCAGTAGCCCAATTTTCTTCGTGAGCGTCTGCACCGTGAAAACGATTATCAGGAATACCAAGCTTCTTACGAGCAAGATTCTGCTTACGCCTACCTTTAGCACGATTACGCCTATTGATACAAGTACGGCACTTACATTTCGTTTTTACTTCATTTGAATTAGGACATTTACCAGCCATACGCGTATTGGAATTAGGTTGCCCTAGACCAGACCAGCCAGCGTACTTCTTAGCTTTATATTCCGCGTACGTTTCAGTTCCGTCCCACCCTTTACTCATTAACTAATTTATTTTCTTGGACTTTTAAGCGTTTCAAATATTCGCTTTCCATAGAATCACAGTCTTCCATACGAGTACGATAATAACAAACAACAGAAATGCGTTCGCCGTCCTCACTATTTTTAATTAGCTCAGTGTTGCCGTGCCATTGATGAGCGTCAAAAATTAATAAATCTTTATGCTCCATTTTAAAAGCAATACGATATTCAGGCAGAACCAAATAGCCACCAGCTATATCGCCCTTTTTAATACAAGCAAGAGTAGAGATACCCTCGTCTAAATCGCCTTTGTCAGTATGAACACCAGTAGGGTAAGAGTTATTTACAGTTACCGTAGTAAATGGCGTATTAGGAATTACCCAGTCTTGATGAGTACGATTTATAAATTCCATTTGCGCATTGTATCTAGCTGGCGCTACCTTTTTCATTTCGTCGCCAATAAACACAAAGAGCGGAAAGAGTTTTTTATATTTGTCCATTTCACGCCCACTAAAAGCAGTAAGCCTACAATATTGTTTGGGTCCGTAAGCGTCAAAACTTCCAACAATTGCACTTGATATAGCCTTAGCGGTCGCTGAACGCGTTTTCCCAGCTTTAATTAACCGTGGCGTACCAGACGCCAGACCTCTATTGTTAGTTTGATAGCCTTTAAGCTCGTGCAGAGTATCATAAGTTTTATCAACTATATCGTCTGGGATTACACCTTTTTGAAAGACCGCCATTACTTGACCGTCAAGACCACGAACCGTAGTGTCTTTGTGAATTAACAAATTGTAATCTTCGTGCGTCAGTATCTTTCCCTTTTTCTGCTCCAGTTCTTCAGCAGAAATTTTACTTCGCAACCTTATGTCAATCAACCAGAACCCCCAACGTCTAGCCAGCCAGCTTTATCCAAAGCTTTGTCAAAATTATCCGCTTTCCAATGCAAAACAATTTCGTCAATTATTTCTCTATATTCCTCTTGAGAATATTTACTTATATCTATTTGTTTAATTAATTCAATTAGTGCGTTCATAATCCAATTTTACTAAAATTTTCAGCAATTTCCACAAAGATTTTATCTCTTCCTTTACCAGTACAATCTATCCTGTAAGCTTCATATTGTTTAGCAAGCTTTTGATGTTTAGTTATTCGAGATTTAACCCAGTCATAATTTTGTTTTTCTAAATTATTTTCTTTAGCCCTAGCTTCAGAACGTTCATTACGAACAATTTCGTCAAGTTCCAAGCTTAATAAATGCAAGTCGCCATACCTTTTAGCAACATCAAAGAACTTACCGTTAGCTAGCCTATCGCCCTCAGCAACAACGCAATTAAACTTACCCAAGCTATCCCAAGCAGAATACAAGCCGTTCATAAACTTAAGCGCAGTAAAAGAAAGAGTATCAGTACCAGAAAAAACATCTCGCTTCCTACCTAAATAAATATTTAAGTTTTTACCAGAACGATAGACAGTATATCTAATTGGTTTTGTAAATTGCTCAACAACTTCCCAGCCGTGCATTATTTTTTCCATTTGTGTAGTTTTACCACAAGCTGGAGCGCCAATTATATAAAATGTATTTAACACAAAGAATCAAGCCACCTAGCAATTAAAGACGGAGCTAGACCGTAGCCAACTCTATGTAAGCCACCAATAGAAGTAAAGTTTTCTTTAACATTAGGAACGATAATATCTTTACTAATTGTCTGAGTGCGAATACCCATAGACAAAACCCAGTCATCTACTTTTGACACCAAGCCAATATCTTCAGCTAAATTCAACATATCAAATATTTGAAACTTACACTTATCTTTATCTTTGCTAATGCTAGAACCAAGACGAACGGCTCCGTCAGTTTTAACAATTTGTATAGAGTGATAAGGACGAACGTGATGAACACGATAAGGTGCATTTAACATTTCAGCAGATTTACTTATTAAAGTTGCACCCCAGAATTTGTTTAAATTCCTACTTAGACTTACACCGCGAGCGTCAAGAACGGCGTCATAGCCAAACCTTTTAATCTGGTCAATGTGTTGAACGTCAGAAAGATAGTCTGGTAATTCCAAAACACTTACTGGATTTACAAGCCACCACGAATCTTGCTCAACAACTTTATCCGTACGCCAAGAGCTTACCCAAGCAGAACGAGTTACCGTAGCCCCAAACTCTTCATACCAGCTCCAACTCTCTTCAATGTTTGCCCTTTGGTCTTTTGAAAACCAAGTAGGACGAATTGTTGCAAGAGCAGAACGAGAAGCAACATCTCTATTAGTAGAGTGTATCTTAGCTTCGTACCCATTTTTTAACGCAATTTTTTTAGCCATAGAGCCAGCTATTCCATTTCCAATTATTCCAATTCGCATAATATCCTTTCTACTTCTTTTTTAATTTGAACTACTGCAAGCGCATATTCTTTCGTAAAATGCGGGTCAGCAATATTATAATCAGCTAACCTACGTGCTTTATTTGTTAAGAACTTTTTGTTGAGCTTACTTACTTGACCACTACCCATACAATAAATAACGTCAGCCCACTCAACTAACAAGAAATCAACTTGCTTACTTTTGTGTTCAAAAAATTTACCATACGCATTCATAATCCTTTTGGTAGCGGGAAGACCTTTAAGAGCGCCTTTACCCAGACCAGCAGAATCAACGTTTGTATAACCTTTGTCTTTAAACATTTGTTCAGCAACCGCAGAACGATTAATGTTGCCCGAACATATTACCAAGATGTTTGGATTCAATTTTCCCCCTATCTAAAACAAATTGCAAACGCTTTTTATATTCATCAACGCCGTGTTTTTCCATTATTTTTTTATTTGTATAATCAAAACCTAATTGTAAAGCTTCGTTCCATTTAGCCATACGTGGTATTTCAAGCTTCATAGCTTCGTAATTATCAAACGGATTTTTTTTACTTAAGAAAGATTTAACAAAGTTTTCACACCACAACAGAGCAGAAGCATATTCTCTAAGAGAATCAGTACCAAAGAAATGTCGAAATTCAATAGTGCCGTTACTATAAATGCTTTTAAGATTTATACCAGCACGCCTACTAATACGACCAACGCCCAGAGCGTTTCTAATTTGAGAGTGATTACGAGCAGTAGAAATTAACCCTTTAGCATTTTTACTTAATTTAGTTTGATGAGATTTTTTAACGTGCTTTAACCTATCGTACATAAGCTGGCTAGTAGGAACGGGCAACGGGTCAATAATACGATAAACCAAATCTTCGTAAGCATTTACATAATATTGAAATTCTTTAATCAATCGCCAGTCGTGTATCAAACCCTCAACCCCAACGTGTATGTGCAAATTACTTTTATGATTAGTTTTTGTTTTATACAATTTATATATTTGCTCAATTATTTCAATTTGACCAACAACAGTATCGGTCGGATTAGTATTTATTTCAGAACCAATTAGTACATACTTTTTCAAGTTGTCATTAGCAACACCACAATTATTTACAATAGTGTAATCTTGTTTGTCATAAACACCCAGCTCTTCAGGAAGTTTAACCGAAGTATCTATATCGGGAAGTTCTAATTCAACCCCGAAGCTTAACATCTTTCCTTACCCCGTTCCAGCCGTTGAGCTCGCCCAAAAATTCATTAGGCAAAGTTTCCTTACGAGCTTCAAACAACAAGTCAGTATATTTACTTGGTACTTCTTTAATTGCAATTTGCATTTTGTCAATATCTATACCAGTGTAATAACGCCCTTTTGTTTTAGAATTAAAATCACATAAGCTAGTTTCCGCAGTTTCAAGCGTAGCGTGGTAACCACGATTGTTCATAGTTTCAACAAGTTGTTCGCTTAACAAATCAAGAACCCAAATTTCATTTGCAGAATTACCAGCTGGGACATTATCTAACAACAACTCAAGACCACGTCGAGAACCAGAAGCACCATTGTGTCCCATATCAGTAGGCTCAACATTAAAGTCCAAAACTTTCATAAATATTTCCGCAGTTTTATATCCAGCCCAGCGACCATTACCCCAAAGCTTAATTAACCTTTCATTAACAAGAAGCCAATTGCTTTTACTATCATTAGTAAAACCTTTAGTAAAGTAAGATTCTAAAGAACCGTTCCAGAAAAACACATCAACAATAGATTCAAAATGTTTTTTCAAACGTTCTTGCACACGATGATTGCGCCTTTCAGTTTCACACGGCAACTTAAAAGAGGCGAACGGTACTTCAGGCTTAGGACATTGTTCAAGAGTTTTGAAGCCAGAACCAATTTGATAGAAAGCAACATAGGAAAGTATTGCCCAGATTTTATCGTCAGTAGATAAATTTAATTTATCAAGAGTGTATTTTAAGACTGGATAAATCGGGTCAATGTCTTTTGATAACATTTGTGCGTTATGAAACTCTAAATAATTTTGAAAGACGCTTTGGTCTTTAATTTTCATTATTAAATATTTTACCTAGCCAGTTAGGGCGTTTAACTGAACCGCTATTTATTTCTTTTGCAAGATTGACAACAGTAAAGAACAAAGCTTCAGTATGACTAATTGAAAGCCCATTAGCAACAATATCAATATTTGTTTTATAATTTTCATATTCCTCTTTATGTAAAGCTAAAATTATTTCGTTCAAATGCTCACTAGATTTTTTTTCAGTAGGCTTTTGAATACGATTTTCAATATCAGCAATTTCATCATCAGTTAAAGCAAAACCACCAGTAAATTCTTCAAAGTCAGTTTCTTCTAATTTTTCAGTATCGTTAAAAATATTATCTACTTCATCAGCAGAAAACCCAGTACCAAACAATGCGCCCAGCTCCATTAAGTCCCCAAGCATATTAGAAAGTTTTGTTTTGTCGTAAGTAGCCAATTCATTCAAACGGTTATCAACAAGAACAATTTTACGAGCTTTAATATCATCAACATCAACGAACATCACATCACAAGTTTCATAACCTAATTCTTTCATAGCAAGCCAAGTGTGATTACCAGTAAGTATTTCATTATTGTTTTTATTTACAGTAAGAGGACGATATTGTCCGTGTTTTTCTAAACTTATTTTTATAGATTCTAAATTGCTAGAACGAGGATTATCAGGAAATTCTTTTAACGAATTAATCTTTACATTTTTAATTTCATAATTCATTAGCTTCAACCTTTCTAGCGTAAAGCTCAACCGCTTTCAAACCAGCAGTTGTAGGATTACATTTGTAATAATCAGCAATGACATTAATAGCAGTTTTATATTCATCAAACTTAACATCATTAAGCAAAAGAACAACATCAAATACAGGAGCAACCTTTGGCTCAGGCTTGGTAGTAGATTGAGGCGAGCTTACAGGCACACCCGCCTCAACCGTATCCAGCAGTTCAGCAACAGATTCAGCAGTATAACCAGTACCAATTAATTCGCCTACATCTTGTAAGTCTTTAATAGCTTTTTCAAGCTTTGCAAAATCATAAGTACCGTCATCATTTAATTTATTATCAACTAAAACAATTTGTTTAGCTTGTTGGTCATCAACATCAACATACCAAACCAACGCCGTAGCCCAGCCAAGACGCTTTATAGCTTTGTATGTATGATTACCAGCGAGAATAACATTGTCTTTGCGATTTACAACTAAAGGACGGTATTGCCCATTTTCTAAAAGAGATTCATAAATAGAATTTACGTCGCCAACACGAGCATTGTCAGGATATTCTTTTAATTCCCTTATATCTATTTCAACAAATTGTTCAGACATTTAATTCCTTTATGTATTTATTTTAATCTAAAAGTAGCTATTTGTATTACCAAAATAATAATTAATATAAATTGCTCAATAGTCATATTTACCCCAACACTTTCTACTAGCGTTCCAATGAAACCAGCCGTCGTTATAAACTAACCAAGAGGCTACGGCTATATTAGTTTCTGGATTTTCCCTAGTGTCTTTAAACTTTAATTTTCCTTTAAGCCAGTTCCAAGTATTGTCATTAAATTGGAACAAGCCTACGTCCTGACTTTTATTAGTATTTACATTTACGGCAGACGGACGCCCAGAGCTTTCACAATATATAATTGTAAGAGCTTTAACAACATCAGCGTCGTCAAAATAATTTTCTACTAGCGGTCGCCACTCAATAACGTGCTCAATTATTGCAGAGTGATTTCTACAATCCTTATACGCCGTTAATGTTTCAGGCGTCAGCGTGTTCGGTAGTAGGCAACTTAGTAGAGGCGCTACTATATTTAACACTTTCCCCCTCAGTAGTTTGAATATCAAATATCTGAGTTACGTAAAGACGAGTTGTACCCTGAGGCAAATCCTCAAAGACTAAACCACCGTCTTTATTTTTCTTTATCAGTTGCGGTCGCCCGAAAACTGAGTTCTCAATCCCTACTATTTTCATAGCAAAAACCTCCTTATGCAATATCCATTATACCAAATATTCACGAAAGTCCAGACCAACTTAAAGAGTAATGAGTAATAAAATCAACATCAGAAGTATCGCCTAAACCAGTAAAATTCCACTCGCCTTTATTCTTAAATTCAAGTTGATTAGTTGTATAAAAGTCATAAGGGTAAGGATAGTTTTTAAGAAAGCGAGTTAATGCGTAAGGTCCGGTAGTTTGCGTTACAAACCTTTTGCGCCAAGTTTTATACACATCTTTTTTAGATTTGTCTTGAATTTGCAACTCAATAAAATCAATAAAGTCCAAAGCAAAGTTATGACCTTTAGGCATTTGGATTATTTCGTTAGTAATTATTTTACGATTGTCAGCCCGATTAGTGTAAGTTTTATCTAAAATAAATCTTAACTTTTTATCATCAGGAACGTTTTTACAATTAGGAAAGACATCTAAATCAACATAAAGACCACCCATACTATAAAGAATTAACAAGCGAATAATATCAACTTGCATAATTTCATAACGCGCAGAATTATACAGTTCTTCATATTCAGGAAAAATTTCAATTAGATTGTCGCAAGACTCTTTGTCCCACAAAATATATTCATAACCATTATCAGCAGACCATTTTTCAAAACGCTTATTACTTTTTTTAAACAAATCGTTCATACCTTTACCGTAGAAGTCCCAGAATATTTGATGAACTATCATAATATTTTAAGATTGTCCCAGCCAGCTTCATTAACAGTAAAAGAGAGAACACCATTACGCGTCATATTACCCGTACGAGCTTTAAATTCATTAGACTGGTCAAGACTGGGAGCTTGAAACCAAGTACGACCAAGTTGTTCAACAATACGTAAATGATGATAATGTCCAGTAACCAGAAGCTCACAAGTACCAGCTGGAAGCCAGCCATACATCTGACCTTTCCACCACTTCTCAATCTTTGACCAAATGTCGCCACCACCAGACGTCATATGCCCGTGAGTAAAGCCAATTCTTTTACCGTAAGTTTCTAAGACTAAATGAAAGTCGTCAGGAATAACTACCTTAACGTGCTTATACCTTTCACGATTAGATATTATTTCGCCAACAATTTGTATTTGCGCAGTATCACTATTGTCAAGTCGATTAGTTACAATAGAACCTTTACCCGACCTATGCTCGCCGTGATTACCAGCAACACCACCAAGAACAATAGATTCAGCTTGACCTAAGAAAGCGTCGAGTATTTCAATAATCATTACACGCGTTAGATGTTCTTGTTCAGTACGAGTAAGCTCGACATTAAAGGGTTGATGTTCATAAAACCCATAACAATTTTCAATTAAATCGCCAAGTCCAATTAAGTAAATTTCTTTAACGTGAAACCCAGACTTTTTCAAATCTTTTAATTGTTTTTTCCCATTTGCAATAGCTTTCCTAATTAATTTAACAGTTTCATTACTTCCTAAATCTTTTTTTCCAAGTTGCCAGTCAGCCATAAAGAAAAACCAAGAACAATTTCCACCTGACTTAACTTGTATCGGTTTTTTGTTTTTTACTTCTTTAAGAAGCTTCTTAAAATATTTATCGTGATGAGGATTTTTTTTCTTAATGATTGCCTTAAAAGCATACATATCAACAATTCGCCCACCTTTTTGTTGCGTGTTCCAAGTAGAAAATTTAATCGTATCTTGGTCAATGTAAAATTCTTTAGGGTCAAAACCCCATTGAGTAAGCAGAGATTCATACTTAAAGTTATTGTCGCTAGGTTGAATATGAGTAATTGCACCCATTTTAGTTGCTTCGTCAAAAGAAGCTTCGGGCTTCCAGCCAGACGGGTAAAAGTTATTACCTAATTCCTCATTATGTTGGACATCTTTTCTTTTACGAATAAGACTTTCAACGTCTTTGTTCATACTTGTAGCTTAGAACATTTGTTCGATTATATCAGCTACATTAAAATTGTTATTAAAGTTGCTATTGAAATTCCTGCTATAATCCAGCCGTAGATTTCTTGACGAGTAGGACGAGTAGCCAAGTCTTTTTGTATTTGGTCTAGTTTTTCAAAGAGTTTGTCAATATCTTCCATAACTTTATTTAGCATTTCCTTTTGTGTATAACCGTTGTCCGCCATAGTTAATCCCCGCAAAGACAGTTATAGGCGCAGTTATTTTCGCAAACGTTCATTAGAACAATGCTCGCTACCATATTTGCAATTACAAATTTGAACAAAAGAACCGTCTTTATTTGTATTGATTAAGCACACTATTTACCACCGCAACAACCAGCTCCGCAACAACCGTCCATTAGCCACCCACCTTAAACAATATCTCTCTAATAACTTCTTCAATAATAATTAAGTTTTGATTAAAGCCAGAAATACTATCAGAATACGCAGTTACTTGAGCTTTTAACGTAGCAACTTCTTGTTGCAAATCATTAACAGTTTTAAATAGCCAAGCTACCAAGCCAGCCAGACCACCTTGTAATATTTGATTAAGATTAATTGTAGCTTTCATTTATTTACCCGTCGTAAGTTTGATTTGGTTTATATTGTTCTAGCGCGTGTTGTAAAACAGTAATAAAAGAAGTTAAGAAAGCAACGCCAATTAGTTCTAATATTTCTGCGTCAATTATTCCAGAAGAGTTAGCAAGCCACAACGATATTGCAGATTGCAGACCAGTACGGAAAGCTTTGCTCAACATAAATTTCCAATATGATTTCCAATTTGTTTTAGCCATAATATCCTTAAATTATCTTCTTACCGTCTAACTTTACATCAATTAATTTCAATTTACCATTTATGTCAGCCAGCTTGTCCCAAACCATTTGGCTATTTATTTTAAATTCATCATCATCAATATCGTCAGCTAGATTGTTAATATCAACAATTTCAATTTCAACTTTTTCATTATTTTTAAGAGCTTTAGCAATTCTCGGATAAACACGCTTATACGCTTGTGTAGATTTTCCTATGAACCCGTCTTTAAGAAGAACATTATTCTCTTGAGAATCGCCCAGCAGAATACAACCAGCAGTATGTTCGTCGGTATTCCCACAATGAATCAAGATGTATTGAAAGTTAGGAACGTTTTGAAGCTCCAACATACCCTCGTGAATATCAGAAAATCTTTTAGCATACTTAGAGTGGAAGCCACCAACATTACGAAATTCTATTTGATAAATACCAAGAGGTATAGCAGTTTCGCCCTGAACCTTTATTTCCCTTTGTTCGTCTTCCAGAGTAAAGCAAGCAAACTTGTCGTCAATATAAAGAACGCCATTTGTAGAATCAGCTTGCGAACTTATACGAACAAGTTTGAGCTTCATTATTCGGGCTTAGGATTGTCAGTTTTCACTTTTGTAATATGGTCTTCCCAAACAGTTGTGTCGTTAATTTTATCCCAATAAATCATATCCAATTGCTCTTCAATAGAACCATAAGCAGATTGCCTAGCAGAAATATAACCAAATTGTTGTTCGTCCCATTTAGAATTACCTAAATCTCTTTTAGCAACTTCGTAATCTTCATCAGTAAATTCAACTCTTTCCCCGTCAATTGATTTATGTAAAGGTTTAGCGTCTTCAATTTCTTGGTCTGCTATTTCTTGTAATTCTTCTCTTGTAGCCATATCTATCCAATCTTACTATATTTTATTTCTTTAATCCATACAAAGTAAATTTACCACGCAGTATATTGCTCGTCGGTCCCTCGCAAGAAATTTGTATTCCGTCGATTGCTGAATTATGTGTATAAGTTCCGCCACCGTGAATACCTAACATTGTGGTAGTATCTTCAGCGTAATAAACAGATTCAATAGTTACGTGTGTGTGCATAGATGAAACACCACCATTAAATATATAAACAAACATATTAAAACCTTTACCGTCCGTATTATTTAAAGAACCAGAACCAACAAAAAATGCACGGTTTGTGTCTGCAAGATTATTATAACTTGCGTCAGCTCTTATTGATTTTCCACTTTCATCATATTCGCTAACTGAAGTAGCACTTCCACTTTCAGTAAATCTAAAATGCACATCGGCGTTTGTAGTTACTGGATTAAAATCATTTATAACCAACAAATGAACATTGTAAGTATCATCAATACCAGAAAGAGTTACATTAGAAGTTGAGGAAGTAACTGTATCTTCGCTAATTTTTATTAAACTACCAGCCATTATCTTTTATACCCCCAAACATTTATTGTTGCACCGCTTTTAACACCATTACCAGAACCAACGTGTATAACTTGAATACCTTTATGAGTACCAGCAGTTGATAAAGTACCAATAGCTTTAGTAGAAAGAAATTCATTACTTGTTGTTAATCCCCAAGAGTGCGCAATTAAAAAAGTAAAACTTGTAGCGTCATAAGGGGAATAAACATAGAGAACCGCCTCTCTTTGTTTTCCTAAAGACAAATCTCTATCTGGTAAGTAAGAAATAAATATTTCATTTTGTCCCTGATTTCTTACATCAAAATTAACACCGCTTCCACCATTTAATCCTCTTGAAGCATAGTTGTAAGTAAAAGTATCGTTAATTGCGTTGTTGGAACTATCTAATAACCTTACAAAAGTATTATTAGCAACACCGCTATCATCTTCATAAACATAAACAACTTTATAAACATCATAATCGGCAGTAAAACAATCAGTAATGCTAAATATATCTGCGTTAGATGTTGATGTTGCCGACTTAACCAATTCCAAACTCGCCATTATGAATCCGCCAATCCGTATAAAGAAAACGCACCACTTGAAATATTAGCGCTTGTAAATAAAACCCTAAGTGCGTCATTGGTTTCAGCGGTTGCATAAAGACCAGCACCGAAAGTTGATATTGCGTCTGGGTCTTGAGTAACACCAGCACCCTGATAATTTACTGTTGATTGTTTTGAACTATTACCCAAATTGTAAAGATAAACAAAAGCTCCACCCCAACACTCACTTCCATTATTACCAATGTTATGTACCAAAGAAAAGTGCGAATCGTTCGAAGCTCCCTTCGGTTGAAAAGTACCATTGGCTTTCATATAATCAAAAGACCAATAATAACCACTTGAATTATGATAACTGCTACCACCGTCATTAGACAGTTCAATCCTTACCGCTTTATTGTCCCCGTCTGGTTTCATACGAGCTATTGTCAAAAAATGAGTTTTATAAACATCTTCACTAATTGAAGTAAATTCAACCGCACTTGTACTGCTTGTAATTGTATGAGTTTGGATTAATTCTAATTTACCAAAATCTACAACGCCTCCAAGAAGACCAAACCTTGCACTACCTAAAGGCATAAAACCCCCTAACTAAAATTTTGAAGCGCATTGAGTAAGGGCGTTCCAGCGTCGTAAAACAAAAACGTTACCAAATCAATAGCGTTAGCGCCGTCTGAAACGGTATAGCCAGTTCCACCAGCAGTTTTTGCAGTTACATTACCACCACCATTAACCGTAACGGCGTTAATTGCAACTGTCTTAGAACTTGAGGCGTGTTGTGTAATTTGTAAAGTAAAAGTAGCAACACCATTTGTTGGAACGTTTGTAAAATCAATATCTGTAATATTTTCCGTTAGTGTAATACTTCCTGTATTTCCATTTGCTAAGTTAATCGCAAGAACGTTTGACGAGCTTGTTACGGCTTGGTCAGTTTCAGAATAATCTTTTAATATTATTTCTTTTGCTACTTGGTCATTAAAATCAACTTCAGCGTCAATATCTAATGCTATTACACCAGACGTAGCAGTTAAATTTGCACCAGTTATACCGCTAACCAAATCTGCAACCGATTCTTTCTTACTTGCGTTAGAATCATCAGCGTCAATAATTGGAATACTATCATTAGCAACATTAATTGTAGCGCCTGTCAATTCATCTAAATCAAGAGCAAGTGAAACTGCACCAGAAGCACCACCACCGCTCAAACCATTTCCAGCAGTAATGCCCGTAATATCGCCCTCGCCAATAAAGTTAGCCCAGCTACTACCGTCGTAAAATGTTAAAGTATTTGTGTCCTTAAGGAATGCGAACATTCCCTCTTCAGCAGAAGTAATAGCAGAGTTACGAGCAGAAGCGTCAGCAAATACCATAACAACTTGTTCTTGAATATAATTATTAAAATCGCTGGCATTGACCAAATCGCCAGTAGCCCAAACCTTAAATCCTGCTCCCATATTAGCTCCTTATGTATAAACCAATCTTGTTCCCTCGCCCAGTTTAGCCTGACCAAGAACCCAGCCAGAAGAACCAGCAGGACTAAGGGTCAAGTTCCAAGACCAACTTTGCGAGCTAGCATTAACCGAGTGGCTAATACTTTCAATCCATAATTCATCAGTATAGCTAGAAGTGTCGGGATTTACTATCTTAACTGATATTCTATCCCCAAATTCTAAGCCTAAAGCTTTTTCCCATATATTTACATTTTGACGAGGATTAACTACAAGAGAATCAATACGAACAATAGGTAAAGCAGTTTCATTTAGCTTTTGTTCAATAATTGATTTAACATCACTATCAGAAGTGTTAATAGTTGATTGAGTGCTTGTACGAGGACGATAACGCAGAACAGAAGTAGCGTCGCTAACACTTTGCTCAGAACCACCTGACCTAGTCCATTTATAAACGTTGCGCACTTCATTGACATCAAAAGATGTTTTAACATCAGTATAAGGAAGATTAGAACCGTCATTTGAAAACGTTGCTTGAACCGTTGTAGCTTTTACATTAGACAATTTATATTCCCTATTTCTAAAGGTAGCTTTACCGTCTTTAGCAATAAAAAATTGTGCGTTCTCAGCCACCTCACATTGACGCAGTGAGGACAACACATTGTTATTAACATCTTGAGAAACTACTTGATGAACACCAGTATTAATATCGCGCAAAGAACTAGGAAATTGTATTGTGTCTAAAATACGAGATACACGAGCCGAACTCAATTCGGTTTCATCTTCATAAGCAAAAGTAGTAGATACGCCCAGTTCAGAAAAACCAGCAGTACCCAATATCCAGCCAGAAGATTCAAGTGTTTGTCCATTAAATATTTTGAAAGCATCAACACAATTAAATTGAACAACGGAATCGCTACCCAAAGCTGGAAAGCTTACAGGGACAGTATCAAGAAAACCTTGATACAAACGATAAGTAGTTGAATCATAAGTAGCAGATATTCTTACAACCTTAAACGGCTGAATTTTTGTTATTGAATTTGACGAATCATAATAGGGACTTGAAGTATTTGTTGGGTTAAACCTATTGTCAGCGTTAGATAATAGAAGAGAACAAGTACCAGCAACGAACTGTCCAAGCTCATTTGTACGACCACGTTTAGTAGCAAAGCTTCTAACATAAGAACTTATATCAGTAAAAGATTGCGAATCGTCAAATGGGTTAGAATCAAAACCTACTTCAACAGTTAAATTTACATTACTATCAAAAGCAATAGACATTACCCAAGCACCACGCCTCTTATAGTGGCTTTTTCAAAAGCTTTAGCAGTTTGTTCAACAAATTCTTCATCAGAGCCAATAATAGTTCCAGCGTTATTGTTAATTACAATCATTGGTTCCCCAAGTCTTGCTAACAAATCAGCCCTTTGACTAGGAGGAACGTTACCACCAACAGAAGCAACTGGTGTTGGAAACTTAGTTCCACCACCGCCACCGCCACCAGCACCAGCACCAGAACCAGTAGTAGTAGATGAAGTAGAGCCAGCCCCAGTATCTAAACCAACAGAAGTAGCTTTTGCGAAGAGTTCATCATACATAGACATCATTTTCCCTACTTCAACACCAGTAAGTTCAGCCATCATTTTTAATGCGTCTGTATAACCTTTAGTGCCTTTACCAAAACCCTCAAGAGCTTCGTTCAAATCATTTTGTAAGATTGCATATTCTAAAGTGTTTTGCAAAGAAGCTTCAGTTAATTTATTAAGCTTCTCTTGTTCTTCACGAAGTCTTTCAACGGCTTCTTTACGTTTTTCTTCCGCGCTAATAAGTCTTTCTTCAGCCCGTTCAACTTCCCTAAGCGAATCAATTTCTTCTGCGCTTAACGCAACAGATTCGTCTTGCAATTTAATTAATTCTTTTTTAGCAAGTTGCAATTCAAGTTCTTTTTCTCTAGAACCGTCTTGCTGGTCAGCCAACTCTTGTAAAGCTTGCTTTTGTCTAATAATCGCAAGTTCTTCCTCAGCAGTAACTTTCGCACCAAGACCAGACACTTCATTAGCACGTTCTTTTGCTTTTTCTAAATCAGCAATTGCCTGAGCTTCTTTTTCCTCAGCTTGAGTTCTTTTTGTAAGAGCTTTATTACGACGTTCTTCTTGTTTGTTAATTCTTTCTTGTTTGCTTTCAAGTGCGTCTAGAGCATTGACAACAGATTCAATACCAGAGAGCAAAGTGTCTTCATAAGCTTCAGCAGTTTTCAAAGCTTCTTTTGCGTTTTCGTCAAGTGCAATTCCATTTTCGTCAAGTAAAGCAGTAAGTTCATCAACAGTAAAATTAGTTCCGTCAAGAACATCTTCAAGCTTTACCGTTTCATCAACAAAAGAACCAGCCTCTTCAGTTGTTTGATGATATTGATTACGCATTTGTCTATAAATATCAACAGTACGATGTTGAATTTCTTGTTGTTTCCTAAATTCTTCATTACCTTTACCAACGATTTTTACGATACCAGCAATAGCAATTCCAACCGCAGTTGCAACTGGAGCAAGAGGTCCCAGAACTGCAACTACCGCAATCATTGCTAATTTGAATTTCTTTCCTCCGTCTTCCGCCGCCTTTTGACCCTCTTGAAATTTAATTATCCTTTCAGTAAGAGTTTGAAAGAACGGAATCATCTTTTCAATAACTGGTGCTAAATCTTTACCTATAATTATTGCTAAGTTGCCTACCGTGTTTTGTAAAATTTCAGTTTGTGCTTTCAAACTTTCTAATTGTTTTTCAGCAACTTCTGCCGTAGTCCCGCCAGCTTCCCTCAACGCTTCATCATATTCTTTAATTTGGTCTTCAGCACCAGCAAGAATTTTAACTGCGTCAGCAACACCTCTGTTCAAACCAAGTTGGTCTAACAAACCAGCCTTTTGAGTATCGCTTAAACCCTCCATACCAGCAGTAAGATTCGCAACGACGTCGCCTAAGTGAAGCAAGTTACCGTCAGCGTCAGTTACAACTATTCCATTTTTAACCCACTCAGAATTATTTTTCTTTACCGCCCTAGATACATCTCTTAAAATTTGATTAAGTTTTTCGCCAGCTTCAGCACCTTTAACACCTCTATCAGCAAAAGCAGAAAGAACCGCGACACCCTCTTCAATATCTTTACCAACAACTTTTAGCGCTGCTCCTGCCTTATTTGTAAGAGCTTCAGAGAATTGTTGCACGGTAGCGTTAGCCAGAGTGTTCGCCTTAACAAGTACGTCAGTTACCCTAGTTAAATTTTCTAAGTTTTTTTGTGCGTCTTTAACAGTAAGACCAAGTGCGGATTGGGCGTCAGTTGCTAAGTCAGTAGCAAGAGCCATATCAAACATACCTGCTTGAGCAAACTTTGCAACCTGAGGAAGAGCAGAAATAGATTGTTCAGCGTCAAGACCAGCAGAAGCAAGAAAGAAATAAGCTTCAGCAGATTCAGTTGCGCTTATTGTAGTTTGCATAGCAACATCTCTTGCAGTTTGCGCCATAGCTTCTTGTTGGGCGGTAGTTGTTTGCATAATAGCAAGAGATTGCGTCATCTTATCTTCAAAGCCCGTAAAAGCCTTTATAGAAGCGCTTGCACCCTTTGCAAGACCAAGCATACCAACGGCAACCGCACTAAGACCGACCTTAGCCAGCTTGCCCATTTTCCCACCAAGAGCGCCACCCTCTTTACCCAAATTATTTAATTGAGCTTTTGCTAAGGTTGCACCTTTAGTAGCTATCCTTATTATTAAATCTGCACCAGCACCCATTATCTATTCGACCTCTTTTTCGCCTCAGCTTGAGCCAAAGCCATTTGCTTGTTTTGTTCTTCTTGTTCCCAGAGGTAGAAAGCTACCCATTGAGAAAACTCGTATGAGGACATTGTAGTAGATAATTCGCCCACCGTCATACAAAGGTCGCGGGCTAATCGAAATTTGAAAGCAAGCTCGTGATTATTCTTGAAACTCGTTCAAGATTTCCTCTTGAGCCTCACCGCCAATACCGTTAAGATTTGCTATTTGGACAAAGAGATTGTCGAGTACAGAAGCGTCTTTTTCGTAAAGACTTTCAATAGCTTTATCATCTAGCTTAGGTTCAATAACGCTTGCTTGTAATAAAGCTTTTTGATAATCAAAAGCGTCAGTAGTTTCAGCGCCAGAAATACGAGCAAGTTCAACTTGCATTTTCTTAGACAAACCTTTTATTTTTACCTTAACTTTCCACTCTGGGATTTCTATTTCCTCAACGGGAACGTCAGGTAGATTATTTATTTTATTTATATCTAAATATTCCATTGTGTTCTTCCTCTAAAACGTTTAGTGAGTAGCGCGAGTAACGTCGCCACTAACTTGTAAATCACAACTATATGCAACAACGTCGCCAACTGGACTAGATACTGCGTAATTGGTCATAACCGCTTCGCCAGTATATTTAACTTTTCCAGAGCTTGTACCCTCAGGGCTATATTCAAAACTTAATGTTGCAGATTGACCACGAACCACACCAGCGATTGCGTCAAAAGTAGCGTCCCAAAGACCAGCAAAGGAAATTGTCGCGTCCTTTAATCCTACAATATAAGTTTTAGAATCAGCACCAAGAGTAGTTGTTTCAGCAATATCACTTGTTGCAGGAAAATCTACATTGTTAATGTAAGTAGATATATCTGTTAATGAACCAGACGCGTTGTCCAGCTTAAAAACAGAATCCTTACCGTGTGTAAAAGCCATTTATTCTCCTCTTAATTATTTCTTCCGAATCCAATTATAACATTATAATTCGGGCTTGTCCCACCAAGCGTCGCTACAACTTTTAGATAACGATTCACGGTAGTTCCTTTAGCAACCGACTTAAACTCAGCTCCAGCCGAACTTGTTACTTGTGTGAAAGCAACCAAATCAGCATACGTAGTATTGTCAGCGCTATGTGTTATTTTTACGTCTAACGTAGGCGAGCTTCCACTAGCCGAAGTTACAATTATGAAAGCACCACCACCATTACCAGTAGCAGAACCATAATCACGAGCCGTACCAGAAGCCGTTACGGTATATGTAGCATTTTCAAGTACATTACCAGAGAACAACCCTCCGTCAGCTTGGACATCTATTGAGGAAGCGACAATGTCGCCAACGGGCGAAGACTTACCATAAGAAGTTATATTTGAATTACCAAACACAACACCGTCAGTAGCGTCTATACCGTCAATCCCCATACAAAAAACAAAGTCAGAACCGCCTAACAAAGTGTTAGTAGAAGCGTCAGCAGTTGCGTCAAAAAAACCACCAAGTGAAACAGTGCCGTCTAAATTACCAGCTATATAAGTTTTGCTTGCTTTACCAAATGTAGTTGATTCAGCAACATCACTAGAAAGAGTTGTATCAACATTATTAAAGTATTGTGAAAAATCATTATTATCAAAAAACACTTTCGTATCTTTACCGTGCTTAAAAGCCATTATTTACCTCGCCTACCAGAACCACGTCTGCGCCTACGCCTAGTTGAACCACCGCCACTTGTTTTACCATAGCCCATTATTCCTCCTCTAAAATTTCTTCAAATTCAGTATCAACGTCATCAATTTTTTCATCTTGTAAAATTTTTTCTTGCATTTTTTTATCAACCTTAACAACAATTTCTTGGTCAAGTAACCAGCTCAAAGACTTTTTAGGAATATCTTTTGCTTCAACCATAGAACCAGCTTCCAGTATTTTACCACCAGTCATAAGAGTTTCTTTTATTAAATATTTCATTATGCAATTACCTCAACAATAAATTCAACACCTAAGTAATTAATGTTGTTAATTTCATACACACCATAATTACCAGCACTTACAACTCTAACAGATTGAGCTTCCCCGTTCAACGTTGTGTCGCTTTCTATTTGAGCTTTAACAGAGCTAGCACCAGAGGACACCAAGAAGCCGTCAAGAGTTTCTTGACTATCTTGAGCATCAACTCTAGATACATAAAGATATACAGGCACAGAATATTTATCAGCACCACGCGACATAGATTCGTCATAAGTAATTGTGTCCATTACACCAACAACCGCAGTAGGAGGTTCAACAGAATCAGGAACGAACTTAAATACACTTAAGCTAGTAATGTTTGCTAAATTATTACCAATTTCATTTCTAATGTTTGTTAAGTTAGCCATTTACAATTTCTTTCCAAAGCTTCCACGACGACCAGCTCGCCATTGTGCTTCTATCTTAATACCCGTTTTTTGTAATAACAGTTTCTTTTCAGTTTCATTATTTTTAATAGCAATTTTAAAGAACGGAATTATCGGCGTACCTTTACGACCAATAGCAGATTGAACCGCATAAACGTTAATACCTTTAGCGTCAGCCCAGCCTTGAAGCGCAGAGATAGGCGGGTAATGTGGCTTGCTTCTGCTCCACGGCTCTTTCATATTAAACTTTTGGTCATAGAACCCGTGTATGAAAAGAGCATAAGGACTACGAGAGAACAATTCAATACCGACGGGAATACCAGATTGCGACGGAAGATGACGCATAGTTAAAGAGCCACGAAGATTACCCTCAAACTTAGGCGCAGTTTTTTTAGCGTCAGTTACAATTAATTTTCCATAGTTAGAGAAAAAATTTCTTAAATGAACACCCGCTAGAGCTTGAAGCTTTAACCTACGTTGCAACTCACGAGAGCCACCAACATCAAAGGACATTTTTCTTATACGGTCTAATTAACTCTTTTGCGTCTGGGTCAAATTTAGAAAACAATTCTTGAGTACCAGTTTGTTCATTTCCAAAAACATTAAACGGCGTATCTTTCCTTTTAAATAAACGTGTAGCTTGAATAAGAGTAGCTTGCTTAATTGCAGGCGGGACTTTACTGAAACCCCACTTAGCCTCAACTTTGATATTGTTAATTATTAACGGGTCAAACCTCTCACTAGAACGAGTAGGAATTATTTGAATATAGTTTTGAGGAAAACGGTAATCAGCGTCGCTAACCTCAATGTGTTCAGGGTTCATTGGTTTTAAAATAAAATCAGTATTTAACGTAATTGTTTTATTATGCGTGCCGTCATCATTTGTATCAAGCTTAACAACCAGACCAGTAGTTGTAGAAATATCATCAACGGCAATTTCAACAAAATTAGTTGGTGTATAGTAACGCGCATTAACACTTTCATCTTGATAGAAATAACGACCACAGAAGCCGTCTATTTGACGCGAGGCGCCGTCTATTGCGTTATCTATATTTGTATCTTGCCCAGAACCAGACAAGCCTAGATACGTTTTTAAATCGGCTTTATCGACATATTGTTGATGAGCCACTTAAACCTACTTAGCTTTATTTTCTTTTGGTTCTTTTGCTTTTGTTTCTTTTAGACCATATTGTTTTGCTTCAGCGTCAGAAATTTCCTCGCCTTTACGAGCAACTACTTGACAACTTTGTCCAGCAAATTCTTTTGGGTGTCCGTCGCTAAGGACGAACTTTCCGTCTTTATGGTACAAATCTTTTTTTAATTTCATATTTTTCTTTCTTGTTTGCTTCCCACCCAAATTACTTGCGTAGCTCGAGTGGGAAAACAAAACCATTATTACTTATTAAAAGTTAGTAATAGAACAGTAAGCTTGCGGACGATAGATTGCAAAACCTAATCGCATAGAAGCTTTCATCATTACTTTATCTTTTGTAAAGAAGTCGTCGTGTGAATCAGACATAGCAACTTCCATACCAGCCCTAGAGATGATATGAGAAGCAAGTCCGCCACCGAACACACCTACTAATGCAGTTCCAGCAGAAATTGCAGTTGTAGGCACAACCCTAACACCCCACATACTTGATGTAGGAGCGCCATTAAACATACCAGCACCAACGAACAGTGGATTCAAAGAACCACTTGTTGTTACCGCATTGACTTCAGTTACGACATCGTTCCAATCGCTTGGGTGCATTAGAATAGCGTCTGGTTCTAAGAAAGCGTCCTTACGTATTTCAGTAATAGCTTGATACACTTGACCGATTCTCTTTAAGTTACCAGAGTAACTAGAGTAATCAAATGTGTTGATACCAGTTTTATTCAATATACCTCTTGTGATTGGAGCAACACCAGAACCGCCGATGAGAACATCGTCAAGTCTTAACTGTAACATACTTCTTAATCTTGAATCAAGATAGCCATTTACAGTTGCAACATCAGAAAGAAGTTCTTCAGTTACAGGAATTGACACACCAAACTTATTGATGTTTTCAGTTCTTTCGGTCATAGCAAGAGCAGATTCGCCAAAGGCTCCTGCTTCTGCTACTTCAGCAGCGTTGTTAGTAAAGGTAGTTTCTTCTAAATACTTATATTGAAATTGGTCAGTAGGAATTACTGAGAACAAATCAATAACGGCATTAGGATTTCTTAAAGCAGTAGGAATAATCAAATCACTTCTTACAACCTTAGGAGGATAGGCAGAACCCTCATCTACTAATGTTTTACTTTCCAAGATTGGATTGTATTTCACTTGTGATGTAATGTTCAGTTGCCCATTTTCCATATAAGATTTATAAGCGTTAGAATCAATTATTTCTTCGCCTAAAGTTTTTGGTTGTTCTTGTGCAGTTTTTTCCTCGTGAATAGGAAGTGGATTAACAACGTTACCAGCTTCTAATTCTTTTTCATTTTCTTTACGTGCATTTTCAAACGTTTGAATCTCACGAACAGAATCGGCGAGAGCTTTTACGTCCTCGTTCATCTGTGCCCAAGTTTCTTTGTCTTCAGCAGTAAAGTCAGAAAAGTCTTTTTCGCTAGCAAACTTTTGTAATGCGCCTCTTAATTCTTGAAGCTCTGCATTTTTCTTTTCCAAGTTAGCCATAACTTATCCTTTATAAATCAAGAGTTTCAGCAAGAAGTTGTGTAGTTTCCCTAAACAACTCATTTGCGTCCAACTCATTTTCCAATACTTCATTATCAGAACCAATACTTAAAAGCGTATCTATGTCTTGGTGCATATCTTGTAATGCGTCCTTTAGACTTTCAAGCGCTTCAGTACTTTCACTTGATAATGTTTTTTCTTTACCCAAGCGTAAGGCAGTAAGCTCCTTAGCCCTTTTCAACAATGCGGTCATCTTGATAAGCAAGCTATCCACTTCGTCGGTAAATCTTTGTCCTACATTTTCAGTAATTGTTTTATTTTCATTATCCAGAGTTTCAACCCCAGCTTCATTTTGTTCCAAAACTTCATCATCATTTTCCTCCAAATTCTTTAACATAACAGTTCCAGTATTTTGATTAGCACCGACCATTACAGGCGACACTTCCCAAACTTTCAAATCTTTTAAGTAGCGTACTTCTTTTTCTTCAGCACCGTCTTTTTGAAACATACCAACTTCACTATCAAGAACTTCAAAACCAAAAGACCATTGTTGCAAATCGCTCATAGCTTTAACAGTTTCATAAGCTTCTTTACCAGCATTTGTATTTAGATTAAAAGAACCTTTGAACACGGCTTTATCATCATCTTGAATTATTTTCCCTTTGCCTATTATATTTTTCCAGTCGTGTCCCCAGACCATAGCAACACCTTTATCGCCATAGCCAGAACGTATTGACTTAGGCAAGACAACGTCCCCGTCAGAATCCACCTCATTGAAAACAGAAAAAACGGCTTCAACCGTTCCAGCTTCTTCATCAAAACTTAAAATATCTTTTGCTCTATATTCTTTTTTATCTATCAATTCAAATCCTCTTTTCGTGATAGTTCAAAAAGCAACGACAATTAACCGTTAGCTCAGGCGGAGCGCCTAACGAACTATCACTTGGATAGTCTAAGAGGTACCCACCATACTTAAATTGTTGTTCCTCTGGTACTTCCGTACCGTCCAAAGTTACGTGTGCGTCCCGAACTTTACCGTCCCTCTGGGAAATCCACTCTTTAGTATATACAATCTGAGTTGATTTTGCACCAACTAAGCGACCGTAGTTAGCAAGTTTATTAGCTTCAGTTCTAGCAATAGTCAAAGCACGAGTAAGATTTTTTTGACTAAGAATTTTCTTAACAGACTTAGCTACGTGGTTTTGCAAAGAACGACCACTTAACCCCATTTCTAATGCTTCCTCTAAAGACTTACGGAAAGAAGCGTCAAATCTTTTCTTAGAAGTATTAGAAAGTTCAGGCAACAAGTCATCAATTAAATCAGCAACATATTCACGAACAATAGGGTCTTGTCTTAAATTAGTTAAAGGAAGTTCTTGAATTGAAACCAGACGATAGAAAAAACCTTGTTCAATAATTTCTTTCTTACTTTCTTTTTGATAAGTAGGAATTACATAAGGAGCAGACTTACGTACAGGCAAAAGCAAATCAACTTGGTAGAATGCAAAGTCATTAGCTAAAGATATAAAATAATCATAAACTTCACTAGACCAGCTTTTAGTATTTTCGCCAATAGCAAATTCAACAAGACCATTTACGCCAATAGTTTCTACACCATTTTCGTTCATAACAGAAAGAATTTTCCTATCTTGTTTTTGCAATAAGTCAAAGAACAAATTAGTAATTACTTTTTCCCACTGAGTAAGAAGCTTGTCGTGTTCTTTCCATAAAATGTCTTTTGTTTTTTCCCCACGAAAACGATTTAACCTAAAGTCCCAAGTTTCTTCACGCAGTTTATTTCTACGACTAATTAATTCAAATGCGCTACTAGCTTTTTCGTCGCGTTTGTTCATAGCCCGAACAAGTTTTTGCGACCAGCTCTTTCCAGCTTCGCCACCCCAGAGCGCCCAAGCTATTCTGCCGTTACTTGGATAACCTTTTTCCCCCTGTCGCCAGCCCTCAGCACGTTTATCAACTTCGTGCCTAGGAAAGTATTTAGCAATATGCCTTACTTTTTCAGCACCAGCAACCGTATTGTTCAAAAGATACCTAGCAGAATTACGACCAACATCAGTACCACCTCTACCATATTCCTTAACCCACTCAAGACCGCGTTTCGCTTCTTCTTTAGCACCAGCTGGAATTTTGAAGTTAAGGTCATCATAAAGACCTTTTGTCTTTTTACCACGACTAGACAACGGGTGTCCCTTTGGTAGTAAATCTAAATCAAACTTACCACCACGAAATTTACCAGTACGAACGGCATACAAGAAAGCATTAACACGAGCGTACGCCCACCTGTCTTCCCCACCAGAAGCACGAACAGACGGTCTAACAGATTGCGGATTAGTTCGATAAGCACCAACGCCACGACGAAAGACCGCACCAAGCATACCTAAAGTTACACGTTTAGCGGGATTATCCCCGTACTTCTCGTTATGCTCCTCGACCTTTTTCTTGAGAGCTTCTCTAACCCTCGCCGTAAGTTTCTTCGTTTCCAATTATTTCCTCGTATTCGTCGTGAGTATCACACGGCATATATATTGTATTACCGTCGTCGTCCATTGTATGAAAACCTACGCAACCAATTTGTTCAGCACGTTTTTCCGCTTCTTCCTTTGTACTAAATTTATCTTTTTCCAAAGCTATTTTAGAACCGTCGCTATATCTACTTATTTGTTCAAGCCTAGCTTCAGCAAGTTCCCTAGTAGGATAGCAACCCATATTCTTTCCAGATTCTTCAGCAATGACACAGAACTCGCCGTCAATTTCTCTAACAACCTTAAATTCAAATCCTTTAGCTTCATCATCTTCAGTTTCAACATTAGGCTCTTCAGATTGTACAGAGGGTTTTGGCTTGCTAGGTTCAACTTCGCTTACAGAAGCGTCGCCCAAGTCATTTGCAGGAACGATTATCTTATTAGCGTCCATTAGATAAACAGATTGCTTATCGTCAGTAGGCAAACCAGCTTGCTCCCTAGCTTCCGCAACAGTAATCCAGCCACCTTGCACACCAACATTTAGACGATTAAACAAATCATCTTGGTCAGTTTGTAAGGCACGGACATTAGCAAAATCATATTCGGCAAAGTTTTCAGTTTCAATATCATAATCTTTCAAAAGTATTTGTTGAGTGAGTTCTTCGCCTACTTGTTTCCATAAAGGTATAAGTTTATTTTCAGTAAAAAATTCACGAAGCTCTTTTGCATTTGAGTATGTTGCTCTTTCCAAGCCAGCACCTAAACCAGCTAATATTGCTGGGACACCAAGCACGGCGGAAATCCTTTCTTCAGGAACCCTACGCAAAGTACCAATATCAAGTTCAGTAGGACTGAAAGCCATTTTCTTTACGTCCATAGCACCAGACATAACTAAAGGCATACCTTTATTACGCCCGCCTACTTTTTGTTTGTAAGCTTTTGCAATTTGTTCAGCTTCGTCTTGAGTTACACCGTAATCATCTTTAGGGGTAATAAGAACATTTGGAACGCCAGAGTTTGCAAGTAAGGCAGTAGCCATTTGCCCAGCAGATTCGTCCCCGTAGATTTCACGAAGAACAGTACGAAGAGGAGCGAAACCCTTTTTATGATTTTGTTGGTTAAGACCAAGACGGATATGTACCATATCTTTAGGCATAACGATTACATTGGTTTCATTAGTTTCATATTCGTAATGCGTAATAAGAGTATCATCATTACCTTTAGGAACGACACTCTCAGGCATAAGAGGATAGAGAGCAACCAATTGTCCAGCTTGGTTCTTTTGTTTAATTAAGTAAGCGTCGCCCGACACGTGCATAGCGTTAATAATATATTGTTGGACGATGTCGCCAGACATAAACGGATTAGGACGGCGCATTAGTTTAGTTAATGGGTGGTTAGTAATTTCTTGCTCAAGACCGTCATTATCAAGTTGTTTAACTTTCAAAGTAGCTTCACTAAAAGAAAGACCAAGTACTTGCAAACAAGACACAACGGCAGAATTAGAAGCGCCATTACCCATTTGTTCGACTTCCCAAGAACCCGCACGCGTTTGCCAGCCCTGAATAAATGAAACATTGTTATACATAGAATCATTGTCATTAAAGAAGTTGAAACGCTTTCTTTCGTCTTGCACGGAAGCACGACCAAACAAAATGTCCCCTAACGTCCGTCTATTATTTTCAGCCATACATTATCCTCTCGGCTAAGGCGGGTAGCTGAACACACCCAAAGGAACCACCCGACCATAGCCAATTCCACGTGTTCATACTAATAAGCCCTATATTCTTTTTTTCTTGCTAATTGTAGCACACCATAGGCAAGACTATCTACTTGGTCGTCGTGTTCTCCAGCGGGAAATTGTAGAAGTTCTTTTTCCAAATCCATTAGCCATTGAGCAGATTTATCAAAATATATTTGTCCAGCTTCCAGTTTTGCAGAAAGAGGAAGCGCTCTAGAGTATTTATCCCTATCAGCTTTTAGCTCACGAATTGGTAATTGTGTTTGTTGCCTAGCCATTTGAATAAAGGCAAGTTGATAGCCAGCACGTTCAATACCAATAACCGACGGTTCCCAACGGGCATAAACACTTTCTAACATTTTAAGAACTTGAGGAGCTTCCAGACGTTGCCTTACAACATCAAGAACAAAGATTTCATTAGAGGGACTTACGCCAAGAGTAGTAGCAACGGTATAGTCAGCAGATTCTTTTGTTGAAGTAGCCAAATCAACAGTTGTGATTATATTCAAATCATCAGTATCAACAATTTTATTATCATAACTTATTTGTTTGTAATATTTTTCAAAACCTTTTTCATCAAAGCGTAGCTCTTGCGTGTAATCAAAATACTTAAACCAATTAACATTAAACAAGCCACCAGATTGTTCAACAAATTGAGCTTCATATTCTTGTGAGTAAAGAAAGCTTCCTATTTCCTTTTTAGCAATTTCAAGTTCGTCAAGAGGTACATAAGGATTTGTAGTTGTAGGAAGTTGCCAGCGTTCCCAGTCAGAAAGAGTTTCAGCTTCATCAAACAATTTAGAGAACCAGTTAAACCCACGAGGCGTACTAATAAACAACGCACCGCCACGACGTTCAGTTAAAGTAGGACGCAACACTTCTTTCCATACATCTTCTTTAATAAAGGCGCACTCATCAAGAACAATATAATCAAGACCAGCACCACGAAGCCTAGACGGATTATCAGCGGAACGAACAGTAACTTGACCACCAGTTGGCGTGTATAAAGTTTTTTCATACTCTTTTACTTCACAACCATAATCAACACCAAGAGTACGGATTTCTTTCCAACCCTCCAGCGCCATAGAATAAGTTGGAGCTACCCACCAAGCTTTCTTACCCTGCATAGCTTTTGCAATACACAACCAGACGCCCAGCCTAGTCTTACCCCAACGACGACCAGCTACAAGAACTTTGAACCGAGATTTAGAAGTTGCAACGTTTAATTGCCCGCTATGAAGCTCAGGCATTTTAACCTTAAAACTTTTTACACCTTTAGTAGATATCGTCGCTTCCATTACCACCTAACAAATCTTTCCAGAGTTCAAGAACATCTATTGGAATAGGCAAGACCACGAACCCAGATATATCAATTTCATTTATTTCAATTTCAGGAAACGCATTATCAAAACCATTTGCTTGGATTATGTCAATAAATTTTTCATTAGTATCATCAAAGCTTTCAATCGGCTCGCTCATTGGTTTCCTCTTTTTTTATATCGGACATTTCGGAAGTTTCCCCCTCAACAAACCGAGTATTGTCAGACCAGTATAGCTCTACATCAAATTGATTACCAGAGCTAGCTACGTTAATAGAATCCTTACGACCAAATTTATCTGGGTACTTACGTTCCAGTATCCACGCAGAAGCTTGCCAGCTTCCGTTGTTAGCAGAGTTTTGTATATTGAAAAGATTACGTACAATAGCTTGCGATTCACTTTTAGCAATTTCTTCCCAGCGAGAAGCGTAAGGCTCTACATCTTTTTCAGCCAGTTCCCGCCAACGACGGAATTGCCTAGAACTTATCCCAGCAAAAACACAAGCGTCTTCAATGTAGGCTCCAACAGATAGAGCTTGGTTCAATCTTTGCCAGACAGAATCGTCCATAAACTTATATCGCAAATTCATTTCAGGGTTACTCATAGTTCCACCTTACTAGGACAGACCGAGTATGTTGAATATTTAACCCAGAGAGCCAGCTACGAAAAACAAAGTTCAAGCCTGTTTTACGTGTCAGATTTACCAGATTTTTTGGATTTTTTTTATTTTTTTTTTAGCCAATTTTTAGCAAAAATCGTTGTCGTTAGAGCCTATAAAACTAGGTGTTTTTTTAAGGAGCCACCAGAAAACCCAATTGCTAATTGAATATTTCTTCAAAAGAACTTTCTTTTTCTCTAAAAACAGGCATAATTCTCTCAACTTAAAGAAAGAGGCAAAAAATCTAGAAATCGAAATCGCGGAAAATTCGGCTCCGACCAGCCTCACGCGACTCAAAAATGAATCCCTAAGCTTTGGGACAAAAGCCCGCAAACCAGCCCGCGCGGTCGTTGAGTTTTTCTCGGCGTCCCGTTCGGGTACGGTGGTCGCCAAATCCATACGGCGATTACAACAATTATGAAAAGCGAAGTTTGACCAGCACGTCAGCGTAATCTTTAATCGCAACAACGTTGCTCAACTCACCACCCGTTAGTACGGCAAATCCATTTGCATAGACAATCCATACGGACTAGCTTTGAACACGGTAGGCAACGGACACGAAACTGCACCTTACACTTGACACCACCTTTATCAAAGGCGAGTGTATAACAAAATAACAACGTACCTGATTTTTGCTAGGGCGCTTTTACGAGCGCCTTATGGAACAATCGGTTCCACACTAAAAAATGAAAGAGAGAACAAAATGGAAACATTTGGAAAAACAGTAACACACGAATCAGTCAGCTTCAGAAATACAAAAGACCGTTGGTCTT